CCACAATGCTAAGGACAAAGCGGCCAATCCTTTAGGTGACAAGAGTGGAAAGTCCAATTTACCGCGATAAGTTGAAGTGTAGGGGGGGTATGCGACGGTCATGACTGAGCCGATTATCAAGTTGGACCCTATGGTCAGAAAACTAGAAACTACGATGGCAGAGTTCAAAATGGCTCTGCAAAATGACGACCTTGTATCAGCGCAACAATTACTTAGAGCACTCAGTCAAACTAGTGATTACCTAGCAGAAGATGTGACATCAATCTATAAGAGTAACACGCAAGAAGATAATACGCTAGGTGTCAATGATATCTATGCTGGTGGGGCCCCTGTAATGGAATTCAAAGACCAAGGTGCTCTAATCAAGGGTGACCGCCCTCTAGGTTACATCGGCCCTGACGGAATCCAGAGTAATTGGCAACCTCAACATGGGTTCGGACAGAGGGTTGATGGGCAATGAGTGACGATGTCACCAATCTAGTAGATGCTCTCATCTCTAAGATGGAGCGCATGGATGGTGACATAGATATTCTGAAAGCGCAGAATCAAGATTTGCGAAAGATGGTTTCCAATCCAAGTAGTCTACTACAAAAGGCTGGATATGTGAGGACTTCTACTCCTGCTAGTGAAGATGTATGGGGCGACCCTCTTAGAGGAGAGCGAAATGAGGTTATCGAGAAAGCATCCGTGATGATAGATGGCATTATGGTAGACCCCCCTGCCAATAACCAAGAGTGGCATGATATGGAATGGGACGAGATTCACGCGATGGCTGAGACAGCCGCGGTAGCAGAAGGAAGGCCGGTGGACCAATGAAACCAGTACAGGTAGAAGCAGGGCAGCATGCCCCAGATGTAGATGAAATGATAGAGAAAGCGGGTAGTATGATTGAGAAGTTGCAGATGGATAACTCTCAGATTCGCAATATTACTGGTGTTGAGGAAGCCCCGATGAATCATTATCACACCAATCAATATGTCGAGGAGACTTCTGAAGATGTTACAAACAAGGGCGCTACTGGGCCTGAAAGCGTTTCATTCATGGAGAATGCTAACCCCCATCAAACAGGCTCTACTCTAGACGCTCATGAGAACCCCTCTGGCGGAGACCCACACCCACCATCTTCGTATACACATTCCAGTGTAGGTAAACCTCCCTCTGATGTCAAGAAGCAGATTGAGATTATACTCAAGAAGCGTTGCCCTACTTGTGGTGAGGCACATAAATTGGAGAAGAATGTTTCATGTTCGGTTAAGAAGGCTGGTAGCGACCCCTTAGCGGCTTTGCTTGCTGGAGGGGGTAAGGGTGGACCAGATGGCCCAGCAATGGGTGGACCAGATGGCCCACCAATAGGTGGACCAGATGAAGGTGGGCCACTACCTGACTTAGATGGTGGTGATGAGTCACAAGACCCTGCTGAAATTGCTAGTAAAATCAAGGATTTGGCCACAAGCCTAGAGGAGAAACTTGGCGGTGGTGGTGATATGGCTGATTTGGCTAGTCTGGCTGGCGGTGGTGAAGGTCCTGGTGCCGGATTACCTCCCGGTCCTATGTGATTAAGGCGGTGGTGGTGGTGTGCAAGAGGATGCTGAACAGTATTTCTTAAGCACCAAAGCCCGTTTCCAAATATCTGAAGATGCTGAAGACGCCGCAGAGTTATACTTTGCAGCACACAATCTAGCCAATCATGGGCATGAAGTAGAGTGGGACTCTACTCTTGAGAAGATGCAAGATTTGCTCAAGGAGAAAGGGGCTAAAACCGAAGCAGTTTCAGAGTCAGATGTTGGTGTTGGTGAGAAAGGGAGTCCACCCCCACTACCAAGAGGGGGTTCGGACGATGATGACCCCAGTGAAGATAAGAGTATGATATCCATCGAGCCTTTCCGTCATAGAAGGAGTGGAGTCACAGCAGAAGGGAGACACAAGAGTGTGGAATGGCACGCTCCTGCTAATGCTTTAGAGCCTTCATTCGGTAAATCGGGACGCAGGAGGACAAAGCATGAGAGGGGTTGGAATGGTGATATACCAAAGGTATCTAGTCACATCTATTCTGACTCCGATACCAATAGAGAGAAAAATGTTGAGAACTTGGCTGAGGCTATTGCCAATAGGTCTCCTGAAATGTTTAACTTGGAAGGGGTGGGCCCTGATAAGTTCGCGTTAGCACTTTTGGAAGAACTTACTAGTCGACCAGACAATTTCGAGGGTGGTCAACTCGATAGTTTTGGTGCGGCTCGCCTCTTTATTGAGAACTCTAGAGTCCACGCACCTGATATCAACCCTGTCACATACGATGTTTGGAGAGATGAATTTAGTCCAGATTCCCCCCACCATGTTTATCGTTCAGACAAAGCCAGAGATAAGATGGATAGAGAGACTATAGAAAACAGCCTGAGTGAGGGTTTACTGGAGGGTAAATCAGAGGAAGCGAAAGCAAAAATTATGAGTCAGGCTAGCGAGAATCTACTCCACTTATCTGATGATTCCTTAGGTGTTGGCCATGACATGGCTAGAGTTATTCTGTTCCATAGAGGTTTCAAGATTTGGGATAATTGGTACAAGGAGACCTATCCAGATTCCCCCCTCTTACAAGATGGTGAGGAGAACTTGTACATGAGGCAACACCTATGTTTGGAGCATAAATATCTGAAGATGGATGGATGCCCCTTGAGTTTCATCCGAGGAGTGTTGTATGATGAAGATGGAGATATGTCTCCCCATTATAAGAACAACCCACAAACAGCCTATTTGGAATTGACCCAAAGAAAGTGGTTAGACCCTTTAGGTGGGGACGATTTACTGACCTATGATGACTGTAGAGATAAGAGTTGGGCACTTGGTGACCAAGGTTGGCTTAGGGGTTTTGACCTTCTTGACTTTGACCCTAGAGAGGATAATTGTAACGAGGCTTTAACGGCTCGTGAATTATACCATACCATGGTAAGGAAGAATATGGCCAAGCACAAATTGGAAGAGGAAATACCTGCAGGAGATAAAGAGGTATTTTGGAGATATGCAGATATTCTAGGCCCTGAGGATATTTTCCCTGGTCATTTCACAGAGAGGGAAGCGATGGCTTACATGCAAAGAGCAATGCTTTCCAGAGGGGAGGCTTTGGCTGCTTTTTGGACTTCCCCCACCAATGTAACCCACCAAAATATCACTTCTGAGACAATAAGTCGTGATGCTAAAATCTACGAGCGTAAACTAAGTCGGGCTCTCAGGGATGCTCACAAGATAAGTGTGAGTAAAGATGAACTGAAGGCCATGCTAAGAGAACAAGGTGGAAAGGTTAGTGGTACTAAAGGGGAACTTATTGAGCGCCTAAAATCTCTAGGCATTAATACAGGTTTAGAGGATGGTCGCATCCATACTGGGCCTCAGCCTATGGTGAGTTCGCTGATGAAATTTTTCGGTGATGAAGGGTGGGACTTTCAATCTGGCTTACCCTTAGGGTGTAAACCCAAGAACGCTGCAGATGTGGCTAACCATATCACTCAATGGTTAGATTCAGGGGCGTTAACTACAAACATGGTCAAACAATTATGGGAGCGTTTAGACCTCTACCATTCAACTTACGGTGACCCTACGAATATATTCAGTAGTAGAAAGCATGAATTTGCACGCAGTACCCAAGATTATCATTCTGGGTTGAAGCCTAAAGATGAAGAAGATGTGGATGTCGAAGAAGCCAACAACAACTCTGAATATTATCATCGTGAGACTACTGGACAAACCGTTTTGTTGAGATATCTCCTTGCTATGGGGGGGCTTGCTCAGACCATAGAGCAGCCATTGTACAACTTCGCAGTCAGAAACCCCTTTGAGTTCATGGAGTTAGGTGAAGAACATCAAATGCTTAGTGATATGCCTAAAGAGATACCTGAAGACAGTCCATTAGGGAAAGAGATTGCTAAGGTCAGAAAGGATAAGTTGGGTGTTTATCAAATCAAAGACAGTACTACTGATGATTTGAGAATACTACGAAGAGTTGCCCATTTACTGGAACCTGAATATGAGATGATGTCTACAGAAAGTAGTGATGAACCTGGTGAAGATATAGTGGCTCAACAGGGGAGAAAGGAACTAACACTTGACTCTCTAATCTACAATGCTAAAAGGGCTAGGTGGGGTGAGATGCTCGCTTACCCAGATGAGATTAGTGAAAGGATTGCTAGTGGTCCTAAAGAGTATGACCCAAGTGATGGTGGGGCTTACAGATTGGCTCGAATAAGAAACAGGGGTGAACCTCATCATGGTGATGTCGTACCAGTTACTCCACTGGCTGCTGCTGTTTATTCGAGAAGATTATCTCCAGACAGTGCTGGGAAATTGCACCGGGTTCTGACAGAGTTGGGGTTGAGTGAGCCAAGTGGGAAGATACAGAGAATGCATGGGGTTATGCTAGATAATGCCACTTTGGGATTCATTGGCGGGGCAAACAGTGGTCATGCTACCATAGACCACACTCTTGGTACCCACACTAGAGGTGAACATCAGAATAACAAAGACATCAATCGAATTCATAGCCCTGCTAATATGAGAGAAAGCCCTGGTGATGGGAGTGTAGGTGAAGCAGGAGGTATGGTTAGCACACCTCTTAGGGCTAGCCATAGTTATGGTTGGAGAGATAAGGCTGGGGTAGTGGCTGATGAACACATTCTGCGTCATGCCCAGGCTGTTCTTACAGCCCATCTACATGGGTACAACCATTGTCCAGTAATGAGGTTCGGAAGAGATTCGGTGGATAAACTGAAGCACACAACTTACCCTAATCCAGAGGGGCTTATGGGCAAAGCGGTGATTCAGGAGCCGAGAGCCTTTCAAGAGATACTGAGGAGAACTAGTAAACTGACTGATGTCCCTAGTGAATTCAGATTTTTGAAGTCCCCATTTTTCGATGATGGTGATTTTGCCAATTTCTGGTCAATGATGCTCTCTTCAAAAGTCAAAGGGGAGCAACCAACAGAAGAGTCTTGGAGAGAAAGGGTAGAGTCTGAGAAGCATTTCTATCCTCTTCAAAGTGAGGGTGGGAAATATTATCTTGACATGGAACAGATACCGAATCAAAATCTATACCTTCCTCCAGAAGAAGGTAGTATACACTGGAGAGCAGCCACCGCTACACCTGATTCTAAGAAGTGGTCGGAATGGATGGAGGAGAATCCGGCTATAGATGGTGGCACCTTATCTCCACTCTCTTTCAGACCTACCTTATCACCTAGCAAGTATGGTTCTCTTAGACCAACATCTTACGATTTGAAGGATGAGGCCACTAGAGCCGTATTGGCTTCGCAATCTAGATTGGAGGTTAACAAACAGCACATAATGGATGTGGATGGTGTACCAATGTTGTTAGGAGAACACCCTTCTGAATTGAAGGGGCAATGGGCAGAGGAAGTTCTGGGCAGGATACCTCTACCACCACAACTTAGAGGTTTGCCTAAGGAGTTACTGAGCACTGCCCAAGAGGAGTTGAGGGCCTATGTCCCTAGCCCTGAGGGTATTGATGATAGTGTGGAATACAGGTCTTCTAGAGCCGGCTTAACCAAAGGGATGGTTATGGAGACTGTGAGGGATGAGCATAATACGAAGTCTGCTGTGGCCGCGATGTTCCATCTGATTGTCGCTCGTGATGCTAAGAAGCATGCTGATAGATATCCTGAATTTTATGAAGACTACGAGAAGGCAGATGGGGCAAGGATGAGTCCTTCTGAGATATTCGATGAGTATTTCTCTAACCATATAGAGTTGACTGATGGGCTAGGTGAAATAGAGGAACGGAGGAGAGAACATAATCAAGATTTAATCAAGAGGGCTTGTCTCACCCATCTTAGTGATATGAGACACGATAATATTGATAATTTAATAGCAGAACATGAAGAGTTCTTAGGTGATGATTTCTCTACTCACAGTGTTGGTGAGAAATATGTTAATGATATATTGCGAGCAGCATTGAAGGAAACTCCTCTAGGGGTTAACGATAAGATTCTCAGAGTATCAGAGGCCGGTGGTACTGAGGACCCAGGGCATCCAATGAGGAGACTCATGAGAGAGAGGGGTGACCGTCAGGCATTAGGTCATGAGATACTTCGTCACTATATTTTGGGGGACTCTAGAGTCGAGAGTATTCTGAAAGGGTTAGGTATGACGGTTGAGGGGGCCTTGGGAGCACTTAGTGACATTGTAGAGTCTGTGGGTGAGCCTAAGGAAGGTGGTACCATGATTACTAATATTGGTGATATGAAAAGAGTGGCTCATCATGCTGGTAATAAAGCCGAGCCTTTGGATTGGTGGGAAGAGGCTCTAGATGAACATCTGAAAGGAGAGAAGGAGATTGAGATACAGCGGAAGAGAAATTTGTTCTTAGAGAGGAAAGGGTTCGACGCCCCAGAAGATTGGGGAGGTCATTATATTCCTGGTAAGGAAGTAATAGCGAAAAGGCAGGGGGCTTATGCTAGGCAAGCCATGGAGTTACGGGAAAGATGGGCTGCTCTGCTTAATGGGAGTCAATGGGACCGTAGGGAAGTTGCTGATGAAATCCACTTCTTATTGGCCTCAGATACTACTGGTAATAGTATATTGGATATCATCAGGTCTGACCTGAATAAGTTCAAGACATCGAAGACTGCTTATGCCAAAGAGAGTGGTAGACCGCATTTCTCCTTCCCTGAACATAGACATTCCATTGGGCATTCTGCGGACTATGATAACAGTGTACGAAATTTAGCCCATTTCCTATTCTGTGAAGGTAGAACTGAGTTACCCGGTAAATCCTATGACATTATTAAACCAAGTCCAGGTTTTGAGGAGAAGAAGTTACCTTTCGGGCTAAGGTTTGTGGATAAGTCTAGGAAGTATGTTACAGATTATGGTAAGAAATTATTCTCTGGTACCTCTGATACGGTGGATATGGGTGGCTCTAGTTTCTCATCGTTTCACAATAACCCTCTAATCCAATCTTGGCTTGGTAGTGAGCACACTACTGAGAATGGACAAAAGGGTAACATATTGAGAGAGCCAATGACCAATGAAATGGTAGACCCTTCTCTACCTGCTCTGGATACTAGGTCTGACCCACAACCTCATAATGTGGACGCTTCAGTAGAACCTGTGGACAAGTTGACCTCTCTTGATGTCCTTACTGATATAGACCTGCTTCTGAAGGAAGAGGATGACAAAGGTAAGGAGAAGGGGGACCCACTCCCAATCAAAGCGATGCATAGGATTTTCACTCTCAAAGACCTTGAGCATTTGAGAGGATTCTCTGGTGATTGGGTAGTATCTTCTTGGCCTGAGGGTAATAGGCTCATGGTTAGGAAGAAGAAGGACCGCATTCAGTCATATAATCATACGAGGGAGGCTGTCACATTACCCAATAAGGTGAAGGAAGGGCTGAAAGACTCATTTGACAAAGGGTTCTTGCTAGACTGTGTTTGGGATGGGGATGTTTTACACATTGTCGACATCTTGGAGTCTGGTAAGGAGAAGATGGATAACAGTCCCACCAAAGATAGGAATAGACATTTGAGAACAAATTTTTCAGCAACTGAAGAAGTCTCAATACCCGCCCCCATAAACACCAAGAGAGTAGATAGTGAGGGTCTAGAGAGGGCTATCGAAGACCTATTCAAAGAAGCAGGGACTAAGCAGATACTGTTGAGGGATGCCGATGCTACTTGTATGAGAGGGGAGATTAGGCACCCCAAGTGGGTCATGCTTACCCCTGAACACCAGATAGATGTCAGGGTGATTTACAGTAGAGGGGGTAAACACTGTCTTGGTATAGGCCCGATATTAACTGAAGATGCTCTAGAGATTGGTAATAGGGCTAGAAAATTCAATGGTGAACATTACATGGATGTAGGGAAGTTGAAACATAGTGTGCCCGAGAAGGGAGATTATATCACTGTGAAGATAACGGGAGTTTCTGCTCGAAAGAGAAATGGTCTGAAAATCTACACATTACAATCACCTAGATATCTCAAGAACTCTGAATCTGGTGCTACTGACAGTATTGACTCATTGGAGATAATACAGAACAAACGCCGGGGCAATCTCCCTCATAGAGTCAGAGTGAAAAAGGGTAGTATTCACATAGATTCCTCTGTAGGCCATGTGGTCTATGACACCGAACCTGAAGGGCATGCATTCATTCTCAAAGATGCAGATGCTCCTAATGACTATGTGCTCAGACTAGTGGAGAGCCAGGTAGAGTATTGGGAACCGTTGGCTGCTGTTTTATTGCGAGCAGAGGCCGAAACTAAGAAGGAGAAGAAGGCTAATGTTGTGCCTGAGCCGCCTGCCAATCATGACAAGAAGCCGAAGAAAGTACTCAAACCATCAGAGCGTTTACTCAAGGACCCCAAATTAACTAAGCAACTAACGACAGCGTTAGAGACTCTTGATGCTGTTCTCAAGGAGAAGATTACATGGACCGGACCCAAAGGTATGGGTATTGATTACGCTACTCCAGTAGAATCACCGAGTGGCCCTACTAAATTGACCGAACCTCACCATCTACCAGACCATGACCCAGGACATCGTCAGAAGAAAGGGGGAGATTGTTGGTGTGGCGCTAAGAAGGGGCAACTCTGTGCACAAGGTATGGGGCACAAGATGGAACAATGCCCAGAAGCCCACCCTCCAAAGAAGGAAAAAAAGAGTAGACACCTCAGAGTTTCTCGAGATTCTTGACCGTTATGATTTAAGTACCATAATCTTACATGGCTAAGTCAATGCTTATGATGGAATCTCCGTTGGAGAGCCCGATTCTGCTTAAGGGTAGGTCTGGTGACCTGATAGTTGCAGGCTATGCTTCAGTAGAGATGGTGGACAAGCAGGGTGACCTAATCACCAAGAATGCTCTTCGTGAAGCATTCAATAAGTTCATGGAATCCCCTGGATTCAGAAATGTTCAACTAGCCCATTCAAACATTCAAGTAGGCTCTGTGGTACCCGATTATACGGATAGCAGTGGTCGAGTTTGGAAGTCTGAAGTTGATGACACAGGTATGTTTGTGGTTATCCAACTTCGTGATGATATTGAGAAGGCCCGTGAAGTGGCCGCAGAAATTCGCAAGGGGAACCTAAAGTCGTTCTCCATCGGTGGACAGGCTTTCGAGCGTGTTAACAAGCACAACTCTGAAAGAGGGGACTACCGAGAAATACGCAGGATGGAACTGCATGAAGTTACCATCTGTGAGAAGGGCATCAACCCCGAGGCCCAATTCCGAATCCTCAAAGAGGATAAAACTGAAACAAATAAAGGTGAAAAAATGACAGACGCAATGAGCGAACTGCAGAATGTATTGGAGCGCTTATCTAAGCGCCTTGATGACTCTGACCAGGCTGAGGCTGCCTTGAAGGCTGCTGATGAGAAGGCTGAGAAAGGGGAAGACAAGGAAGCGAAAGAGAAGTCCGATGATACAGAGAAAGCAGCGATAGACAAAGACGATGAAAAATCCGATGATAAGTCTGAGAAGATGGACAAGTCAGATGAGATGGACGACATCATCAGTACTGAGTACCTTCAGTGGTTGGAGTCGACTGTGAAGTCTGCGGGTTACGACCCGTCGGCTGCCCGCGGTCACTTCGATGAAGAGGGAGTCGAGAAGGCTTACCTCCAAGAAGGTGCTCATGGCTTTGACCACAGAGGTCAAGGTAGTATTGAGGGTGCCGGCGAAGACGATTCTGGCAAGAGGCCAAAGATGGACATGGGAGCAGGCCCGAGTGGGAACAAGACAGTGATAAAAGCAGATGAGTATATTTCTGCCGAGTCAGTTAGTCCTTCCCAAATCGAGGAGGCTTACCAGGTTTACAAGGCCGCTGCTATTGAGCAGCGCTTCAAGACTAATCTCGGTAACGAGTTCTCAATGAGACTTCAGAAAGAGATTTCTGAGGTTGAGAATGAGAATGCTCGTTCAGGATTCGATGCCCGAGGCCCTCTAGAGGACCTACAGAAGGCAGTATTGAATCTTGCTGACCGCATAGAGAATGTATCTACTACTCCAGGTGAGGACTTCCAGAAGTCCCTCGCATCTGCAGGAGAGACACTAGTGATTCCAGAAACTACGGAAATGGCAGCGATGTCGTGGGACGATGTCCACCGACTGGCCAGCCGTGCAATGTCTGGAGGTGACAACTGATGGCGCGTGATTATGTAAGGACGATACAAGATATGGAGCGATACTACTACGGTGGTACCGCATTGACCGGGTACACTTACAGCAGTGGAGATATACTCAAGGCGGATGCCCCGCTTCTGAGTACTACGGCTGGTACCTACCAGGCAATCTATGGCAGGAAGGTTTGGTCGCAGTTGAACCAAGAGTTCAACGCGTTCAGCATCCTACCAAAGAAGCCGTGGGAGCGAAGTGGATGGCGCATCATAACCGCCAAGCCTTCGTTTGATGTTGGCGGAGGTCTGGCTGAGAACGCCACACTGCCTGACACCACGAAGCCTGACTTCCTACATGTGGCTGCAAAGCCCAAGACCATTGGACACTCGTTCGACCTGAGCGAAGTATCCATGTTCCTTTCCGATAAGGATGATGGTCTCGGAGATGTGCGCCAAGTGTTGAAGGAAGAGATGGGGAAGCACCACGCTGACCACATCAACAGGATGCTACTGGTAGATGTCGAGACCCCAGCAGGTAACGACTTCGAGTCACTGGACCGACTAACCTCGGACCCAGATTCGATGACAACCGGCACGGGGCATGTGAGTGCTACTACGGACCACGACCTATACTCTATCACACGCGATGGAAGTTCCGACTTCCACAGTGCTGAGGTAGATGTGTCGAGCGCGGCCAACACTAACAGGAACCTAAGCCTGAATCAACTGGACGGATTGTTCCAGCAGATTTGGGTTCGAGGTGGTAACCCCAAGGTCATGCTGACTGGGTACGATACCCTGATGCGTGTGCAACAACTACTGCAGAGCCAGCAGAGATTCATGGAATCGAAGAGGGTCACCCCCACCTACAACGGTGTG